TAATCAACGATGATAGCGTTGAAGCGGTTGTTGACGATCCTAGGGGGATTATAAAAGCATGAGCGAAGAAGCACTGGTACAAGACGAAGACCCGAAAACTTCATTTGAAGAAAAATTTCTGGGTGTGCGCACAAAGATCGGGAAGAAGTCTGAAGAAGACGATTTCCCAGATGTAGAAGTAGTGGATGACAGGCCTCCAGAAGACAGAAGGCCTCCACCAAAAGCTGAAGCCAAGGAAGAAGAGTCCGATGAGGATGAACTTGAAGGCTACAGCGAAAAAGTCAAAAAACGTATTAACAAGTTGCGTTATCAACAGCATGAGGAGCGTAGGCAGCGAGAAGCTGCTGAAAAAATGCGCGAGGAAGCTGTTCGTGTAGCCCAGAACTTGCAACAGCAAAACCAGCAGTATCAGGATGTGATCCGAAACGGTGAGGCCATGTTGGTCACACAGATCAAGGATCGTGCTGCTTTGGCTGTAGAAAAGGCAAAAACCCAGTATGCCGAGGCGTATGAGGCAGGAGAAACCAGTAAGGTGATAGAAGCGCAAGATGCGCTTATTTCTGCCCAGTCAGAGCTAAGGGAAGCCAACAACCAAGCGGCTGCTGTAGAGCAGAGGCAAAAGCAGTATCAGGAGTATATAAAGTCTACGGGGCAACCTCCCCAAGGGCAGTATGCGCCGCCGCCTCAGCAACCTGTGCAACAACAGCCCCAAGCTCCGAAACCTACAGAAAAGGCATCGGAATGGGCAAAAGAAAATCCGTGGTTCGGCAATCCAGAACACAAGGAAATGACAGCCTTGGCGTATGGTGTTCACGAAAAACTGATCACCAACGAAGGATTTGATCCGAATTCGGATGAATACTTTGAAGCAATTGACAAGACAATGCGATCAAAGTTTCCAGAATACTTCGGTGAAGACGGTGGTGAAGGACAAGCCCCCTCATCTTCCCGAAAGACTTCCACGGTAGTCGCGCCCTCCACGAGGAGTAATGGCGCAAAACCGCGCAAAGTGAGGTTAACGTCCACTCAGGTCAAACTCGCCAAGCGACTTGGGTTAACTAATGAACAGTATGCCAAACAACTCATAAGAGAAGGGGTTTAAACATGGCTGAAGAGCGCACACCACGGTCTGTAGAAGATCGAGAAGCTGAAGAAAGACCAAGTGATTCATGGATACCGCCATCAACACTTCCAACCCCAGACCCAAGACCGGGCTGGGATCATCGCTGGATAAGAACAGCGACTCTAGGCAATGCGGATAACACGAATGTTTCCCAGAAGTTTAGAGAAGGTTGGGTTCCATGCAAGGAAGAAGACTATCCTGAGCTTCAGGTTATGTCCGATGTAGGTTCCCGATTCGAGGGAAACATCGAGATTGGAGGACTTCTTCTTTGTCGCGCACCAACTGAAGAGATGGATAAGCGTAAGGCATATTATGAAAAAGCCGCCGCGCAACAGATGGAATCAGTTGATCACAGCTTTATGAAGGAGAACGACCCGCGTATGCCTCTCCTTAACCCAGATAGAACTACGCGCACAACCTTTGGACGGGGATAGCGTTTTTTCGCTTTCTCCATATCTTTAATGTAGCAATTGGAGAAATATTATGGCTACTTCAGCGACCCCTAACGGAGCGGAACCAGTAGGAGGACTTTCCTCTTGTGGTTCGTTCACGGGCAAGGTTCGCCATCTAAAGGTGACTAATTCCTACGGAACGAGCATCTTTTATGGTGATTTTGTTAAGCTGGCGAGTACAGGTACGGTTGAAAAGGACACAGGAACAACTGCTTTAACACCTATTGGTGTTTTTATGGGCTGTTCTTACACCGACCCCAATACCAGCCAGAAGACGTTTTCACAAATGTGGACTGCTTCTACAACAGCAACAGACATCATGGCTTATGTCCTTGATGATCCTGATGTTGTCATGAGAATGCAGGGCGATGCCTCACTTGCCCAGACCACTCTTGGAAACAACGTGGCAGTAGTGCAAACTGCTGGCTCTACCACAATTGGCCGCAGCAAGAATGCTGTGGATTCATCAACAGCGGCAACAACAAACACACTACCTTTGCGTATTGTCGAGTTTGTTGACGGCCCCAGCAGCACAGTTGGCGATGACTATACTGATGTGCTTGTAGCGTTTAACGCTGGAATGCATCTTTATCGTAACGCGACTGGCGTATAAGGAGATCTGAGAAATGGCTATTTCAAGAGCGCAGATGCTCAAGGAACTCCTGCCGGGTCTTAATGCCCTGTTTGGTCTTGAGTACGAAAAGTACGAAGACGAGCATACCATGATGTACGAGACTGAAGCTTCAGACAGATCGTTTGAAGAAGAAGTTAAGTTGTCAGGTTTCGGTTCAGCACCAGTCAAGCCTGAAGGTTCTGCCATCAGCTATGATTCGGCGCAAGAATCTTTTACCGCTCGTTACAACCATGAAACAATTGCACTTGGTTTCAGCATCACAGAAGAAGCAATGGAGGATAACCTCTATGATTCCCTGTCTGCCCGATACACCAAGGCATTGGCTCGTGGTATGGCTTACACTAAGCAAGTTAAAGCGGCGTATCCGTTCAACAACGGTTTCACCAATAGCTACCAGTCTGGTGACGGGGTTAACCTGTTCACTGCAAGTAGTGACGGTGTAACTGGTGGTGACGGCCACCCACTTGTAAGTGGAGGCAAAAATAGCAACCGTCCTGCGACAGCAGCAGATTTGAACGAAACCTCTCTGGAAGATTCAGTAATTAACATTGCTGCGTTTACCGATGAGCGTGGACTTCTTATTGCGGCTCGTCCCAGACGGCTGGTTGTTCCACCCGCGTTACAATTTGTTGCGACTCGACTGCTAGAATCATCAGGCCGTCCTGCTTCAGCAGATAACGACATCAACGCGATCAGGAACAATGGTTCAATTCCCGAAGGCTATTTTGTCAATCATTATCTGACTGACAGTAATGCGTTCTTCATCGTTACCGATGTTCCTAACGGAATGAAGCACTTTGAGCGTACTGCGCTTGAAACTTCAATGGACGGCGACTTTGATACGGGCAATGTCCGTTACAAGGCTCGTGAGCGTTACAGCTTCGGCGTTTCAGACCCTCTTGGCGTGTACGGCTCTCCCGGTACGTCATAACCCTGTGGGGGGCTTTGCCCCCCATTTTTTTAAGAATTCTTATCTGGGATAAAATAGCTGCAACGACCAGCCCAGTGGACGTTACGAAGACGTTGTAGCGAATCCTTTCGTAAAGAGGTGATTTAAAATGTCGAATACGACCTTTAATGGCCCAGTCCGTTCAGAGAATGGATTTGAGCAAATTAGCATAGCGTCTGGTACAGGCACTGTGACTACCAATCTGGATATAGACACTAGTGGCAACATAACCACTACTGGATATGTCTCTTCCTACGACAACATTGTTGACATTACAGCAGCTACTTATACCGTAGCTTCTACTCAGTCAGGTGCTGTCTTTACCCTTAACAGGGCGGCAGGTATTGTTGTAACTCTACCTACTGCGGCTGCTGGCTTACAATATACATTCATTGTTGGAACCACCTTTACTGGTGCGGGTCAGATCAATACTGGAAATACCGATGATTTGTATTCTGGTTTTGCTCAAATCTTTGACCCAGCAACTGCTGGCGATACCAATACCTTCATCCCTGACGCTTCTAATGACGATACAATCGATCTTGGAACGGCTGCTCAAGGCTGGCTGGTTGGCGGCGTTATTCGCCTCAAGGCTACCACGGCTGCGGTCTGGCATTGTGAAGCATTCCTACATGGCGATGGCACATTAGCCACTCCATTTGAATAAGAGGAGATAGAAGATGGCAGATGCAGTAACTTCGCAAACCATTGAAGATGGCCCTAGAAATTGTGTGATGAAATTCACCAATATTAGCGATGGGACAGGCGAAAGCAATGTCGCAAAAGTTGATGTGTCTGCGCTTTCTTCTGACCCTATAACAGGGTCGGCATGTAGTTCTGTGACAATTACATCAATTGTTTTTAGCACAATCGGCATGGGGGTGAAAATCACCCTCGATGCTGATACTGACCAGTATTTTATGAATCTTCCAGCAGACTGGACGGATACGCTTGATTTTACGTCCTTTGCTGGTATTCCTAATAATGCAGGAACAGGAAAGACAGGCGATGTATTTTTTACAACTACTGGACATTCTAGTGGTGATACTTACTTTGTAGTAATGACTATGGTAAAAAATTATGGCTAAACTTGAAGTTTTTCAAAACGGAAACTGGAGTACGGGAGAGCCTGTATACCAAATCGGTATAAAGAACTCTGACGGTACATATGAAACCGTTGTCTTTGACCTGATGACCGAATCGGAAGCGAAACGTGTCCTGAAGGAGATGAGCAAAGAGCTTAAAGTGGTACGTTCTAGGACTGAGAATGGCACGTTTGCCAAAGATGATCCTAAAACTAAAAAGAACGAGGCGTGGGAAGTAAAGAAGAAAGCCCCTGCCAAGAAGAAAGCCCCAGCAAAAAAAGCTGTAGCTAAAAAAGCTCCTGTTAAGAAAAAAGCCCCTGCAAAAAAGAAAGCTGCTAAGAAGAAGTAATGCGTAATTACAGGGAAGAATATGATAATTACCACAAAAAACCCAAGCAGCGTAAGCGTAATGCCTCTCGCAAACGAGCTAGGCGCAAGATTGTGAAAGAGAAAGGCGAAGCTGCAATGAAGGGTAAGGATGTGGATCATATAGATCCT